AAATTGGGCACCACTTAATGAACTTAGTCCGCTAATTGTTGAAGTACCTGTAATGTTTATATTACCAGTGCCTGTGATATTATTACTATTTAAATCTAAGTCGCCACCAAGCTGTGGAGTTGTGTCAGCAACTAGATCTGAAGGCGTTTGATTTGCTTGAATATAAGATGCTGTTATCGCGGTTTTAATATAATCTGAATCTGCAGCAGTTTTAATATAATCACTATCAGCTCGAGCTTGAACATAAGATGAAGTAACTGTAGTTGGAATTGCAGTTGCAACTCTACCATCTGTATAATATAAATTACTACTACCTTCGCTTAAATCATCAGTACTATGATTAGCAATGCTTGATACAGTACCAGTTATATTTCCTGTAAGAGCGCTAGTTTCGATAGGTTTATTGAATACAAATTTATCGCCAGCCGCGTTGTATGTTAAAGTTGCATTAGCACCGTTTATGGTAATCCCGGCGCCGTCAGCCGCTGCCGCATTAGCGGCGGAATCAGCAAGAACTAAATTTTTGTCGTTTAAACTAACTGTGGCAGAATTTATTGTGGTAGTTGTACCTTCAACTTGTAAGTTTCCGAGTATACGTACAGTACCAGAATTAGAATCATGAGCAGCCGGATCTATTACAAGTGTTGATGGTCCTCTTATATTAGAAACAACAACAATGTTATTATTAGAATCGACTAGATCTGAAATTACACCAGTTGAACTAACAACTTGTATGTTACCTCTAACTAATGCGTTATCTTGTACTTCAAGGCCACGTTTGACCTTAAAATCTTTATCTGCCATAGTTCACTTTCCCCGTGGCGTTAGTTTATTTTTCTATTTATATAATAGTCTTATTAGTCTTCACAGTAACATCACCTCTGCCGTATGATCTTGTAAATTTAAGTCTAATCACTCCAGCATTTTCATCAGCGGCTAATGTACCCATGTCGCTGTCTTTAGTTTCAAAGGTTGTAACCACACCAAATTCAGTCATGTTTACAACTGATCTATTATATGTTAAATGTATTCTACTCACTCTTGAATGAGAACCAGATGCAGACGAATCGTCCATATGAATAATATAATCAGCTGATCTCATCTTACCTAAATGCGCAAATTGATCGATAATAACTTCTGTTCCAGTTGATACCACTGAGGAATCTGCAATATTTTCACCTCCTCCTGCATGAACTGTAGAATATACTGTCACATCGTCTTGAGCGTCAAGTGATGATGTAAATGTTATTCTTGTTCCTGTAGTTGCAGTGTAATCAACTCCATTTGTCATTGTTACACCATTTACAGTTACTATAACCGAACCAATGATGTATGATAATGTTATACCAGATAAATCAGCGCCCTCAAATATTGTTTGTCCTTGTGTAGCAGTATAGTTATGTGCACGTACCACTGTTTGTCCGCCAACACCTGAGCTTAGAGAATTAGCAATTTGTTGTGCTGTTATTCCAAGGACATAATCTGAATCGATCAAGCCAAGAACAGCCTCGGAATCTAGTAGTTTTTGTCTGGATTGTACATAGGCTGAATCTACTATGTTTGGAATATCATCAACAATTGGAAATCTATTCCATTGACCTGCCGCAGAAACGTATGGCTTATTGTCATTAAGAGCAACATAAACATTACCAGTATTATTGGTAGCATTTGGAAATCCTATTGGTGTAGAAGCTTGATTTTGAAATTCAATATTATATTGACCGAAGCTTACACTTCTGTTTCCAATTCCAGTTATTGAACCAACAAATGCTGAATCCATTATTCTTCTTACGTGCAAAGAATCCGCTATTGAAAGAATCCATTCTGAATCTGCATGACCTCTTACGTACGTTTCATCTATAATAGGTTTGAGATATGCACTATCAGTTGCTGATCTAATATAGTTACTATCTGCATTAAACCTGATATATTTTTGATCAATTATTGGTTTTAAGTAAGAAGAATCTGCAGCCGTATGGATATAATCACTATCAGCGGCTGATCTTATATAAGCTGAATCTGCATTAAACTGTATGTAGTGTTGATCGATTATTGGCTTAATATATGAACTATCAACTGCAGTCCTAATATAGTTACTATCAGCATTTTCTCTAATCCAGAATATGTCAGCATAGGCTTGAATATGTTGTGAATCAGCTGCAGATAAGATGTAGTTACTATCAGCAATAGTTTTTACATAATCAGAATCGATCAATTGTATGATTGATGCTGAGTCAATTAATAGCTGATTTGCTTGTACATACGCCGCATTAAATCTATCGTCTATACTTTGTCCACTAATTTTAAGATCTGTGGCATTTACAGCACCACCAACATCTAATTTTGCTGAGGCGACTCCAGATATTCCTATTCCAACATCAACGGAACCATAAGTTGGATTTATCTCTAAATCTCCAAGATTATTAAGTTTAAATCCAGGTTCGGTTGGTTCGAAAAGAGTTCCATTAATTATTATTCCAGCATTATTACCGTTGATTTTTAGTTGTCCGTCGATTGTTGTATTACCACCAACCTTTAAAACACTAGGATCAGTACCCGATGTAGGATCGGGTGCAGTACCAAGACCAACTCTTACTGGAAATCCACCAGTTTCTGCTGTTGTTAATTGAGTTCTTTTTGTACCATCAAATTGAAATACCTGTCTTTGATCCATTCTATTATCGACTAATATCAAAGCCTGATTTGAGTCTAAGAACATTAATGGATCAATTCTATCTTCTATATACTGTTCATCAACTCTTGCTACTCCGGCATCGATTGCAGCTTGAGCTCTAAGAATTACATAAGCTGAATCAAAGTAAACTTCTGCACTTTCAGTACCAATATATAATGGATCATTATGATATTCTGCCACAAATGAATCCACATTGTCTATCCTTGGAACAACTCTTACACCATTGATAAAAATTTCTCCTGATAATGATAGATTACCATCAACATCTAGCATAGGATCGTTATGACCTGGTATCGCTACAGGATCTCTACCAATTCCAACACGACCAGTTCCAGCGTATGTTAAGTTATTATTAGTTAAATTACTTTGGAAGAAATATTGTGATGTCATGATATTACGTAAATGCGCTACATCAGCAGCTGATTTAACATAATCTGAATCTACAATATTTAAAATATAGTTATTATTGATAACATCATCTGTTATGTAAGTAGATAATTGTTTACCGTGTCTATAGTAATCATAAGGTCCAACAACATTTACATTACCAGAAACTTCGAGTAAAGTGTTACTTACTGCGCCTGAAACAGATGTGTTTCCTATTGCAACCCCGCCTCCAACAATTGCCATTGTGTTATTTGCTGTTACAGTTCCGGAAAAGTTATCATCAAGACCTATTCCAACAGAATAGTTTCCTGATACCGTCATGGCTGAACCTATAACCACTGAACGTGTACCAGAAGATGTGTTTCCACCACCTAGTGCAATACCTCTATTTGATACTATGTTTGTTTCACCAAATGCTATACCACCATTTGTAGCGGTGTTATCTCTACCAAATGTCATTGGAAATTCAGTAGTTCCTATAGCGTTACTATCGCCTAATAAATTGTTATCATATCCAAAAGCATAACCTTTTAGAACAGCTCGGTTTCCACTACCATAGCTATAACCTTCTCGTATTGAAGTATTCCCAGAACCAAATACAAACCCATTATATTCGGCAATATTTCCATGGCCAAATGCCATACCACCATCTTTAACTATAGTTTGGCGGCCGTAAATGTATCCAGCGCCACCATATGTAGAACCGCCTGAACCTTTTAAGTTGTTGGTATTATTATCACCATATATGTTAATACCACTGTTATACTCATTATAATTTCCTATTATTGTACCACTGTAGTTATATTTGTTTTCGTGTCCAAATATAGATCTGTAAGAAACCGCTTGATCAGTGTTTGAGTATGTGTTGTATTGGTTATAATTACCAAAAATTTGATCTCTAGAAGATGTAGAATAACCACTGTTATTATAGTTTTGTCTTCCAAATATATTAATGCTTCGATTGTTATTATAATTTCTTTCACCTATAGCATAAATGTAATAATCATTACTGTAATTGTAATATCCAATGGATATTCCAGAACGATAATTAGCTTCATTACCAACACCTATTATAACTCCACCGTACACAGAGCTATTGTTTGTACCAATTATTGCACCTCTGTAATAAGAACCACCTGATGTGTTTCCAGTTCCAATAATAGTATTACCTGAGCTACTATTATTTGAACCTAGTACAATTCCTCCATATGAAACCGTTGAAGAAGAACCTACAACGACTCCAGAACCAGTAGATGCATTTACACTACTACCAATTGCCACACCACCTGATGTTGAAGTCCTGCTACTTTTACCAATTACAACACCACCTGATGTTGCCGTATTAGAAATACCAATTCCAACAGAAGTCGAAGAAGAAGAAGCCGTGACATTTCTACCTATTGCGGTACCGCTATATCTTGCATCTACATCCTGTCCTATTGCAACTCCACTACCTTGACCATGAGCCCCGGCTCGAGCATTTTTACCTACAACAACTCCTCCATTGTTTTGGAATATATTTCTTCCAACTGAAACCGCATCTGATCCATTAGTCGCATTGATTGTATGACCAACTGAAACGTTTCTTGTTTGATTACCATATGATCCAGTAAAAGATGTTGAATGACTAACATCATAACCAACAGCCACACCTTCTTGAATATAGTTGTCAATATCAAAACCGATAGAAGTTGCTTTTGTTTTTACATATCTTTCTGAAGCATTATTTAATCCATAAACTGATCTATTACCAGACTTAACATTTGTACCAATAGCTACAGATAATTTAGATGCTTCTGTATTATATCCAATTCCTACAGAACCTACACCAACTTTATCATCACTCCATTGATCATCCGATACTGCACCAACTCTGAAAGCTCCACGCTTTGGAATGAACATCATTCGCGCGCCAGCACCTAAGTTTGGAATTCTGTCATAAGATGCATTCCAGTTATTTGGATCTGCAATTCCGCTTCCGTCCCAAGATCCGCCATCTTTAAATAAAACGTTTCCGCGATCTACTATGAATTTAGTATCACTGTCTCCAGCTTGAAGTTCACTAGGTGAACCTATTATAACAGCACCACCACCTGCATAATTTACAAAATCGTAATCTAATCCATCACCTGGTATACCATCTCCGGCAAGATTTCCTTGATTCCAAATATTTAAGTGAGTTGTCCTTGCGGCAATATAATCTGAATCAATAACTCTTTGAACATTTGAGTCAAAGTTTTTCTCACCTATGAAGAATTGAGTTGGTAGATGCATTCTAAATGCACCCTTACTAATAGTGTTTCCATTGTTATCTAGAAAGTCTGAATCGATTCTTAATTCTCTAACTTGAAGATTTCCATCAAATCTACTTGAATCACCTCTAAAGTGTGAATTACCATCTACTCTAAGTTTTCCTATTACGGCTGAATCTTCAATAACAACTGCACCGTTGGCATTATCTTCGGTTCCTCTTCTAAATATAACAGGCCCACTAACATCCATAGATGTTGTTTGCTTAGGTGATCTATCTTGTATCTGCCATATATCACCTAGACTATGTGAATCATTTATCTGTACTGAAAAAGAATTTGCATTAATAAAATTAAAGTTATAGTTATCAAGATTTAAGTATCTTAATGATCCGCCAAAACTGTCTGTACCACTTAATGGATTTCTATGTATTGAATTTACACCTTCAAAAGTTTGAAGCGTACTATCATGTAGAGATATTGTACTGTGAGTGGTGTTATAAATCAATGCACTATCATCCATATCATTACCAGAGAATGTTATAGATGTTGGTGCAAATCTGTCTTTTATAACAAGACTATGATCTAGAACTCCAAATCTAGCACCAGTACCTGGAGGATTTTCTACAAGATTTGAAGTAGCAAAAGCACCCTCTCTAACTAAAATGTATTGTGTACTTACTTCTGTTGCACTTATTGGCTTAAAATACCAATCGCCTCTGTATTTTGTTGCAAGATCTACATAGTGACCTTGACGTAATTCCGTGCTTGAATCATCAATGCTTCCACCAGGATCTTGATTTTGTTTAAATACTCTAAGGAATCCATCTCTTCCATCAGTAACACCGCCAAGATTAACTTCAAAATAACCAGAGTCTAAAGGATTGTTAAGTATTAATCTTGTAATATCTGTAGAAGCTCCAGGAGCATCACCTGAGAATGTCTTATTGTTTGCCCCTCCTTGATCAACTAGTAGATGAGATGAATCAAAATGAAATTCAAAGGCCTGATCTTGTGTTACGGTTTCACCTTTTACTACTAACTTTCCACCAAATCTAGCAGAGTCTACCGCTATGTTAGGACTTATATAATTTGGAAATCCTGTTCTTGTTCCAAATCTTACTGACCCATCAACTTCAAATTTTGCTTTAGGATCTTCAATACCAATTCCAACATTAACATTAGCAACATTTGGATATGTTCCAAAGAATAATGTATCACCGTTTCTTTGCCATGTAGAACTATCATTAGCTATTTCAGAAGCAATACTAATAATATAAGCGCTATCAGCAATACTCTTAACATAGCTATTATCGATAAAGTTTTGTATTGTTGATGCACTTACACTGACAACACTATTAACATAAGCGGCATCTATCAAACCACTTTGTGTTAAGTAGGCTTTGGTTGGCCATGGACTTCCATCTATATCGATGGGACTTTGATTTGACTGAATACCAGCACCATTTGTTTTTATATTAATGGCTCCAGTGGTTGTTCTTGGCTTAATATGTAAAGAATACTTAGCTTTTTCTGAAGCTGTAGTATCATTATCATTAAGGCCTATTTGTACTGGTTTTACTGTAGTTGCTGGATCGTAATAAAGCGAGTTGGCAGCGTTTACCCAAAACTCATCATTACTTGCTCTTAATTGTACGTATGCTGAATCAATGATGTTTTGAACTTCACTATTAAATAATCCGCCTGATCTTAAAACAACATGACTATCTACACCAACACCATTAAGTTTTAAACCATCAATACGCATTTCATATTCATACGTTGCAGTAGAAGGTGATAAAGCATTAGCAGTAAATTTTACTCCAGCTGAATCTGCAACTAATCCAAGTGTACCACCTGGACCCGTACCAGCAACTCTTAAGTCACCTGCTACATCTAGATCAGCAGGTAAAACAGCTGCCGGTTCCCAATACAATTCTCTTAGTTGAGTACCAGTATAATCAATTTGAGCATCATCACCTACTAGTGTTGCTGTTGTATATCTAGTAATACTATTTTCTGCACCAGCGTTATCATAATCTAAGAAAGGACCATTTGGAGAATCATGTCTCAAATTAAATGAAGTTGCATCAAGAATAACTGGAAAATAATAATTAGGTGGACTTATATTTGAAATATAGTTAGTTCCAGAAGATGGAACACCTAAGAGATTAACAGCAAGGTTACCGCCTTGGGTAAAGCCATGATTAGATGATGTAGTAATTTTAAGTTTTTGACTTATTGATTGAATTCTAGATATGAATCCAGTGGATGTAGTATTTTGTTCATTTGTTGTAGGTGTAGTGGTCTTTGTTTCTTCTTCACCAAATCCAAGATATTGTCTGATGTTCCTGCTTCCAAAGTATATTGTCCCAGGACTATCAAGATGTATGTCACCTCTTACGTCAAGAGCAAATGCGCTATCAGTTCTTCCACCACCAACAGCTGGATTTCCTATGAGTCTTTCATCTTTTCCTATTAGTACTCTTGTACCATTAAGCGAACTGTCACCGGCATGAGTACCCTGTCTTAAGATTATCATGGTGCTGTCAGCAAGTGATACTTCGTTATTTCTACCAATAATAAAAGCGTTATTAGTTGTTCCTTTTATTCTATTAGAACTACCAATTACTATATTGTGGTGTGCAAAACTATCTGCAATATTCTCATCACCAAAAACTCTAAAGTAGCTACCATCTTGACCTAAGTATTGTGATGAGTCAAGTCTTCTAAGATCATTATCTTTACCAAATGCCATACTGTATAGACCAGCAACTCTATTATCTTGACCAATTGCTGTAGATGCGTAACCAATTTTTGCATTGGTGAGATAATCATTATTTGTAAAGTTTCCAATTCTCAATACTTGAGCCTTTGGAACATAACTCATTATACTTCTGTCAGTAGATACAGGATTAAAAAATGCACTATCAAATGGATAGTTTGAATCTGCACCAGTGGCAGGAGAATGTCTTACTTCTCCATCATCTAAAACTCTACCTGCGATATCAGGATCTATTCTTGTTATAACTCTTTGAGTGCCTTCAATAATAAATCCATCAGGACCTAGTATATCAAAATCTTGATGGGCTGCCGCTTTTTCTACAGCATACTGTCTACCATCTGGTAGTTGTGAAGTAACATATTGTCCTCCATCTGTCCATGGAGAAGCTGAACTAAATCCAGCACCAACAACCTGCTGAATTTCGCCTTCAACTATAAGTGTTCCTGCTACATAGAGGTTTCCTTCAGCATTATAAGCCTGAGATGTAAAGTGATCAGAATCACCACCGATATTTAGGTTACCACCTCGAATTGACATAATATTAGGTGCAATTGTCTTTCTTGTGGTACCTCCGGCATCCAATCCTATTGCAAAACTATACTCAGCAGCTGAATCCAGCTCAATACTTTGACCTATCGCAATCCCGCCTCTAGGATTAATAATATTATTTGTACCTAATGCTATCCCTTGCTGATTTCTTACTTTATGATTAAAACCAATTGCAATAGAAGTTGATGCGCCAGTCGATGTAATATTATTAGTACCAAACTGTAATGCACTTACAGCTTTTCCAATTTCATTATTATTACCAATGGCATATGAATTTGCACCGTTAATAGTACCTGTAGTTGTATCTGCATAAAGTCCAATAGAGTTTTTAGATCCAAATACGCCAGCATTATTTCCTGCGACCGTATTTCTCTCTCCTATTGCTGTGGCAAAATCTCCACGAACTCTATTTTCTAAACCAATAGCAATTGAATGATCTGCCTGACCAAAATTTGAATCAAACTGGTTGAATACACCAATTGCAACTCCAGCTTTATTTCCAGTATTTCCAGTTGTATTATTGTGGCCTATTGCTATTGAGTGATCGCCCAAAGCCTTTGATGCCCAACCAGCGGAAAATGAAGCCACACCTGTCGCTATTGTTTCAGCACCAAATGCTGTTGAGAACATTCCCATCACATTTGAATTAAAACTACTATCCTTAAAGAATCCACCACGTGTCATTGCCTTACTTGGAATGAATGCTAATCTAGCTCTAGAACTATCATCAGTGTAACCATAATATTTTGGTCTATATAATAAATGCTCTAGTTTATTAGAGTCTATTTCGCCTCTAGATGCAAAGTTTCCTTCAGTACTAAAAGAATATAGTGGTGATTTAGTTCCTAAACCAACTCTTCCAAAAGTATAATGATTTATACTTTTACTGCCTGTTGGTCCATATTCAGCTGGATCATTATAATAAAAAGCATCTCTATTTGAATCATCTTGAGTAAATATACCACCAGCAGAAAAGCCAGTTATATTGTCACCTTTTAAAAGATTTCCTCTGATTGCAATAGATCCATCTCTTCGTACAGCAAAAAGAGTACTGTCCTCATAACCTGGATCTGGAAAGGATCTAATTTCAAAAACATATGCGCTATCAGGTCCCGTTCCAGCAATTTCAGTTGGCATAGGTGATTTAAATATATTTTTGTAAGCAGTTGATATTAAGTTACCAGAATCATTTGAAATTTCTAATCCAAAGAAATCTCTATTAAACGAATTAGGATCACCTTGTGGAAAATTCTGAATGTACTGGCCAACTGCCATTCTATTGTGTCTACCAAGTTTTGCACCACCATATGATGTTACTTTACCTGAAGTCTGATCAACATTAAATCGATAAGTACCAGAGTCTTGAAGAGGATTCCAACCTATTAATAAACCATCAAAAGTTCCTGGAGCGTATTGCGATGATTTTGAACCAAATTGAAAGTTAACACTTTGTGCTAAAGAATCATTATTTGAAACAAAAGGAATATGTTGATCAGATAATGATGTTATTACAACTTTATCAGTTGTTAAATGTGGAATAGTCATTCCAGTTCTTTCAACTGTAACACCACCAACTGTTAGTTGATTACCTATTCCAACATTACCATTAGATTGAACTTGAAAGGCACCTTGATATAGATTGACAAGAGATGGACCAAACTGAGCATCCGTCACAGTAGTCATGTTTCCAAGACTGTCACTTACCATAAACCTATTTGGTATTTGACCAGCTAATTGTAAACTATTAATTCTAGCTGTACCAATATCAACTGAATCAACATTACCATAGCTTGCATCAATAAAATCTACTTCTGCAAAATCAATTTTAGCTGAATCAAATTTTCCAAATATTATATCTGCTGAGTCTGATTTAATAAATTTAATATGAGCAGAATCACCACTAATTTGACTTATAGTAGCGCTATCAATAGTTACAGATCCTATTGTACCTGAAGTCGCCGTAAGTGAAACTATTTCTCCAGAATCAGCATGTAATTCAGGAGCATGTAATGGTTTATTAACTTCCCATTTATCACCTAGTACTTTATATTCAAGAGTTGCATTTGCACCACCTACAGTTATACCACCTCCATCAGCAGCGGCAGGATTTGGAGCAGAGTCTGCTAATACTAAATTCTTATCGTTTAAACTTACTGTTGTTGAGTTAACGGTGGTTGTAGTCCCTTCAACTTGAAGTCCACCAAGTATCTTAACATTTCCAGTATTATCACCTGTAGCTGCAGGATCAATAATTAATTCTGCAGGTCCTTGTAACTGATTAGCAACAACTATGTTAACATCAAGTTGTGGTGTGTAAATGGTATCAGCACTTAAAGTTTTTACATGAGCCGAATCGGCCGTCATGTTTGTTATTGTAGCCGTTCCTATTTTGCCGAGTGTTATATCGGCAGAATCTATGATTGCATGCATTATATCGGCAGAATCGATATATGCTTCTATGATATTAGTTAAAGTAACTTCTGATGAATCAACCGTAAGGTGATTTATTTCTGCTGAATCAACATAAAGAGCTGTAAATCTATTTCCAAGCTTACCTATATATCGAGCACCGACGATATATATCTTCTTTCCTGCTATACCACTTGGAAGATTTGTTCCAATAAAGTTAAGAACACCTGATGCATAATCAAAAAACCATTCATCGTTATTACCGGAACCAGCGGCAAATAATTCTGTACCTGTACTTTGAGGATTAGCTTGATTGGCGTTATCTAAATAAACTTTAATTCCGTAAGTTGAACCAAATTGAGGTGGAATCCAATTATTAAGATTTGTTTTCCAAGTTCGATTAGCTGATGCCGTACCGTCAGCGATACACTCTACACTACTTGCCCCTCCAGCAGCATCCTGATATAAACCTACTACAGTGGTGTCAGCAGATGGTTTTGTTCCAGGTATTTGGTAAGCATCAGTCCATAAGTCGGTACCAGTAAGAAGAAGTGGACTTGGAATCGCTTCGTTTGTAGCGGCTTTAATAGAATTAATATCGGTTTTAGTCTTACCATAACCGAGTTTTTTCCATAAAAAGTCTAACTTTTGTTCAGTAGAAATTGCCATTTCTTATCCTTATGTAATACTCAAAGCAGTTACTGACTGCCCCGAACTTAAAACTATTCTTATCAAACAAACATTACCTGTCGCATTTGTCAAGTTTTCAGTACCAAGTGTTTGTGTATATGTCCCACTTAATCCAACTCCTGATTGTATTATATCTCCTCCAGTACTTGCACTTCCATTACTTCCATTTCCACCTTGTCCAATATTTGCACCTGGAACTCCAGATCCCGCAAATTGTACCGAACAATCAAGCCAACCATTTAAAGTGCTTGTATTATCAATTGATGTTCCGGGTGCGGCTAAAAATACTCCTACAACACCAGTAGCACTTGTTATGTTTATTCCAATGTTCGCAACTGCAGTTCTACGAAATGCCATAGTAAAATATTGATTTCCAGTATCACCAGATCTGTTTGGTCCTACTGGAAGGAATCCAGAGCTATAATCAGTTACATCATGTTTTAGTATTCCTAGTCTTACAGTTGCTTCTTTTGTTCCTACAACTCCTGGATCTGTAGATTCAGTGTATGGACTATTTGTATAAAAATTAGTTGAACCATTATAACTAGGAGTATTTATAGTTGCTCCATTAAAGTCAAATATTCGAACTCCACCATCTGAATATGTACCACCAACATTCACAGAAGTATTGATTTCATTTACACCAGACTGAGATGCAGTATGCACTTGAACTTTTGTTGCTGTTATGTTTGTGTATGAACCTGTTCCATTCACGTTTAAAGTTCTAATTCTAAGATCTTCGACTGTTCGTACACTATTTGAAGTTATTGGAATCGTTAAATTACCAATTGAATACGCCACACCATTTCCTGTATCTTCTTGTGGTATTCCTCCAGTCAAATATGTCGTTGATCCATCAATTTGCGCGTAAGTATAATTTAGATTTGATACTATTGCTGATTGTGAAGTATTTTCATAATTTGTTCCACTTCGAATTTGTACAGGTTGTGCAGTGCCACGATAAGCCTTTCCTATCCAGTTTGAAATTTGTACGCCACTTAATGTTAAACTTGGAGATCCAGTGTTATAGTAAGGAATTCCACTTACATATCTAAAAGTACCAGCTACATTTTGTGTTAATGTTCCAGCACTTGTTGTTGGTGTAGCAGTTAAATCATCTTTTACAAACTCTACTATGTTTGTTGAACCAGTTGTTGTATGATTTAGTGCAAAACTATTTAAACCAGTGTTTATTGCTGATGCAGTTTTTTGAATTCTCGCTTTAAATCCAAAATAAAGTCCTGGATGATATATTGTTGAAGCAAATGGAATTGTTGTACCACCAGCGTTTAGAAGATTATAATCACTATGATCCGTGACATTTAAACTTGTGTATGATCCATTTTTACTTGTTGTGTCCATTGTTACCTGACCATCAGCAACATTATTAACTTGGGCTGATAAAACTCCAGAATTTGCTGAAAATGCAAAACTTGAAATAATACTAGTATCAACAGTGCCTGATGTAGAGGTTGTTCTATTAACCGCAGAACCCACAGTTGTTATAGCCCCACCACCTATTCTATTAGTAAATCCTGCAGGAAGTCTAGGATCAATTCCTGTATTACCAACAAATGAAATAGTTTTAGTGTTTAGTCCATTTGGAGCTGATATATTGGGATCATAAACTTTTAATTGTTTTGTATTTGTATTTGGAATAGTTGCTGGATCAGCAGTTGTATGAGATGCAAGAGTTAAAATGACATTATCTCTACCAGTTCCTGTGTTTGTTCCAGCTCCCCATGTATGAGATAATCGTGTACCAATCACACCTCCAGCATCTGAATCACTTGCAATAGTTTGAGCGGCAGTGCCATCACCCCAGTCAATATTGTATGTAACAAAGGCCAATCCAGCTTTGTTAGCAACTTGTGTAAATGTTGTTTCATTGTCTAAGTAAAGTGGTTGACCTTCAATAACATATAAGTCATTACCGGTCAATGCAACTCCACCAGTTGGTGCTCTAAATAATTCATAATCAGAAACTGGATCAGCTGTGAATATTGTAACATAATTTTCGTTTGTTCTATGTGCCTCATTTCCCACACCAGTAGCATTTGTATTATATGCTCTTATAGCAATTGAAGCTGGACTTGAAAGTGGATCAGTATACACATGTGTTGGCGTAGTGGTTGCAACTCCAGAGTCTATACTTCCATCGCCCCAGTTTATATCATATCTATTTGGATTACCATCATTAGTAATAGTAAGCGTGGTTGTAAATCCTGCACCACCCTGTAATGGATTAGCAACAAATGATAAAGCTCTTACAAAAGTATTATTTCTAACATTGTTAAGAGCTTCATTTAAACCATCTAAAACGTCTGTAACTCTATCACTATCTTTAAAAAATTTGTATGCACCAGATGTCCAATCTCCATCTAAAGGACTACCTGCTTTAACATTATCAACGTATACTTTTGTTGTAAGAGATTGAGTACTATCGGGGCTATATCCAGCAGCAGCAACAATCTCTCCTGATTGATCAATTTCTAATCGACCAGTACCAGCAGTAAAAAATCTTAAATCATCATTGTCAGCATTTGGACTTGTCTCTGCACTTATAAAGGTATCTTGGTCAATATCTTTTATTCCACCTAAAGATCCCCAAGCGTTTCCGTCATAACCTTCAAATTGAGTAGTCGAAACATTAAATCTTATTTGACCTACAGCAAAGGGTGAAGGTCTTTGAGAATCAGTTCCAACAGGAACTACTAAATTGTCTATTGTTCTTAATACATTAATACTAGCCGAGTCAAGTTTTAAAAAGTCTGTATTTCTTGAATCTCCTAATAGTAAATATTTACCTGGATCAGATACACCAGCACTATCAACATCTAATAAATTTGTGTAAAATCTACCACCAATAACCTGAATGCTGTCTGCCATTTGATATGAATCAGCATTTCCAACACCTATGAATAGTTTTAATGAACTATCAGCATATGAGTAAGCGAGTTCACCAACCCTTAACTTATCGGGTTTGAGCTCAGTGGCTGATCTTTTTATCTGAATCAATGACGGCATTTACATTCCTAACTTAACGCAAAATATTGATCTGGTGATGGAGGTAAAGAATCCATTGCAAAGGTATCTCCACCATCTATTCTTTGTCTATTTAAAACGCCTTTAGCTGTCCACTGTGCTCTACCACTATCATAAACTAAAAGGTAGCCATCTCTGTATTGGCCGCCAGCTACAACAACATCAGTCAATTGACCTACAGTTGTTTTAACATCAAAGGCTTTAACAGCTCTTACTGGAACACCGACAGTTATCTTTTTGATAATTGTCTTTCCAGAGACTACTTTAATTTCCGCCATAAGCGTTTCCTACTTCGTTACAGAAGGTGAAACCGTTAGTTTTCCTTCCAAAATTCTTTCTATAGTCGTTACTCCGAAACTATCAGTTGCAGATATTTCAACATCATAAACGTATCTACCTGCTTTCATAGCATCAGTTGTTGTATTTGAGAGACTCAAAAATACGCAATTTTCTTCATTAGTCGGAGATATTGTTGTCGTTCCAAAAGAAGTAGAATCAGAATCTTTTGAATTGAAAGATTTTTTTATCTTGCCATTTGCAGAAAAAAGTGGAATGAGAGTATTTGTTGCTTGATTATATTTGTTGAGGATTTTTCTAGAACCATCAGGATTGAATAGTTCGAGTTTTATCTCTACATCACTGCCTTGGTCTATTATTAAATCTTCATATTGTGCCATATCATCTCCTTAAAGTGCAAGTATCGCGGACTTAAAGGAGCCAAAACTATCTGAAGCATTCATTGCTGCTTGCAGTTCGGCTTTGTCAATAATGCCATCAGAATCTTTTAAATATAGTTCAGTGAAGTTTTGATTGATCTTGTTACCAGCAGTTCTAAGATCATCACCTGTTCCATCATTGGCAATTGCACCAATGTTTATAATCTGTTGTGCCATTTATTTTTACTCCTAGCTGTATGAGTCTTCTCAAGAGGTTTCTAAACCTCAAGATTTAACTATATTTATACAGATTCAGGTGTACAAGTGGCTAAACAGTTCACATTCATGTGGTTTGTTTCTGGAAGTTGTAAAGTGTATTAATTTAATATGGTCATTAAATTTATCATCGCTAATTAAAGTTTCATTATAATATTGTTTATATTTAGTATGAACTTGATTATTCCAATCAGGAGTATTACTCCAGTTAGTTACCCATCTATCATCAAATGTAAGTATGTCGAGTTCTTCAACAGCATGTTGTTCTACAAAAAATTGTTCTCCATTCACAGGACCTGTTGTTAATCCTTTAGTAATATAAATCCTTTGCCAATATTCAATATTGCTAATAAACTTATCTAACATAAATTTACAGTCTTTCGGGTAATATTTAAAAAAACCACCATTGATTTTAAAATCTTGATACGAATCCCACCAAGCTCTTATTGTTAAAAACTGACCTCGACGTATTGGATAATCAAATAACTTTTTATAGTCATTAAGAAATATTAAATCAATGTCAATTACACATATGGGCTCATCAATATCAAGACCCATAAGAAACATTTTATTCCATTGTAAAGCGACACGTTTATCAAGAGGTTCTCTAACCCAAGTTAAATCATAATCTTCTAACTTTTTTTCAATATATCTTTCATATTCGGGTCCATACTTGTTCCCGATTCTTAAACAAAATACTTTCATTAATAGGGCCTGGTTTCATCAAAGCTTCGACCATCATATTCAGAATATGCATCTGGCCAAATAAATTCAAATTTCTTATTAATCGCATGAATAATTTTATGATCAGGATTTATTCCATTGTCAGGCAATCTTCCATGCCATGCATCAGTAAGAGATGCATATTTAAAACCTTTTGCTTTAATAAGATAACTAAACATTGTTTCATTATCAAAAGCAAATCTACTATGTAAGGCATCTGGAAACATAGTAGTTGTATCTTCTTGTAAGTATTTTAATTTTTCAATTAGAACTGGAAGCTCATTTGGCCAGTTGACTTCTTTTATAACTTGTTTACCGCCTATCATAGTTCCGGTATTAATTACATCGCATTCAGGTTCATAACCTTCTTGTAAAAGTAATGCGTACGCATTCCAATATTTAGTTGCTGGATTTCTATCACAACTTAAATATTCTGTAAGGTCACAATTTTTTCCATATTCAGCCAATTCATTATTATTTTTTGACCAAAAGTAAGACATATCATGTACTTCAAATATGTTTTCTTTAGTAACAGGAATTATATCAATATCACAGTAAAAAACTTCGTCATATTCATCAGCTAAAACATACATTAAATGATGCTTATAATAATTAAGTATATGATACATTGGTATTTTATCATGATATTGTTTACATTTAATATAATAATCTAACCACATTTTATCAGTAACAAAAAGCATATAGTCAGCATCACACTGATCAGCATAAGCCTTTTGTGTCCACATTAAATGATTTTTAAATGCTTTAAGTTTGTCTTTGGTTTCCGCTGCTCTTGGAGTTCGATGTCTATTACCAGCAGCACTTCTTGAATATCCCGTTTCATCAAGTTTGTCTTCAGGAATGTCAATATACATTGAAAATATTATTCGCTTTTTCATAGTTTTACCATTCAATTATTTCATCTATTTTTGGTCGATATCTACCAAGCCTTCCAGAATATTTATAACCTTCACAAGGAGGTAGTATAGAGCTCAGTGAGTGAGATCTTCTAGGTAAAGTAGGATAGCCTATTGAAAGTGCAAAATCTGTTTCATCTATTTGTAGTTGTTTTAATCCTGGCTGAAATAAACATTTACAATAAGATACGTCAAATCCAGCTTCTAATGCTAACAATGAGGTCAATGTACTGTGCTGTCCCATTTGTATAGCTGCCATGTTCATATCTATTTCTCCCGATTTTACTCTACTATCCCATCCACCTCGTTCATACAACTTAAGTGTTTTTTTCTTTATACTTGGATATAAATTATTTTTTCCTTTTTGATATAATATTACCCATGGTGCTCTTAGTTGCTCGTTAAATCCTTTGATGTCTGGGTTACCGGATCCTTGGTGTGGAAAAGGTATGATTGTTCCATCTTCACATACATGGTGCTTATTTTGTTCCCATCTTGTTTCGTCTAATTGGTATGCTCTCCATTCATCATAAGCTTCTTCTATTGGTTTCCATTTATCTGGAGTATCAAATTTTTTTACTGTATCTCTTCCATCCACAAGACATACCGAACCTATCGTAAGTTTTCTTTTTATTTCACTATCATCAGGTCCTAAAACTTTTAATTTGTAATGCCATTTCATATTATTGTGTGGCATTCTTTCGTGAACCACAGTTAATATATCAATGATTTCTTTTTTAGTAGGTATTTTTTCTTGATCAAAAAAAGTTATATTACCTCTATAATCAAGTAAGGATTCAATAAACCATGGTTTGCCCCATGGAATAAGTTCATGCCCATATACTTCTTTCACTTTACTCCTATCACTAAATATTGGTCATAACTTCTTTTGCCTTCATCATCTTCAAAATCAAAAGTTAAAATGTCCATTTCTATCAATTCAGAAATATCTAATTGTTCTTTAAATTCAGCAAGACTAGAAACTGGATTAATATGTCCTCTTTTTCTTAAATTATTAGAGCTCATTATACATGTTGTTCCTTTTGGAATTATATCATACATAGGATAGGTATGTTCGCAACTTGTATTGATCCAAACTTCCGCTTCACTAATATCATCTATATCAAATATCGTGTTACAAATATTATGATTACTACCAGTAATTATTTCTCTAGTCATAGGATCCATATCGTACGTGTTTATTTCAATAGCTCCTTTTTCTTCTGCAAAAGGAACTGAATAAAAACCAATGCCAGAGTTTAATATATTGACACGTTTTTCGTTAAGGTCAATTTTATCAGCCCACCATCTTTGAATCTTAAATTCTGTAGTTCCTAACTGATCACGTACATGCTCTATGGCAAAAGGGTACGACCAAATAGTTTTATTTAAAACTCTTTCTAGTCTCTCAGCAAATTTATATTCCATTCTTTTCTATTCCTTCGTAAGAATGAACGATCCCCGTTGCTTCACCATGAAGTCTTTCTGATGTAATTATGCCGTCATCAAAATAATTAAAGTGATCGGCTCTAGGTTTAGTACAGTATGGACCAAATGTATGAAACATAAAGGTATCTATTCCTCTATACGTAAAAAATATTTTATCAGTATTTTCTTTTACAAAGCTATATATTGGTTTATTTTGTCCTGGTTTCCAAAGCATTACAGAACTATTATATAAAGGACAATGCGCTATATTATACTGTCTTTTCCAATCATCATTCTGTTCGTACCACCAGTGATTGTAAATTATATAAGGCTTATCATTTGGTAATTCAAAAAAGTAACTTATATCATCAGTAATCGTTACGTCAAGATCAAGATAAAGTATTTTGTCTTCTTTATCAAACTTTTCATCTAATTTGAATAGCTGAAGTTTATTAGCATGTGGAAGACCACCTTGATCCCAATGATGACAATGATCTCTTTGATACTGGTACTTATCAAATTCATCGCTAAATTCAGTAAAACACTCAAAAGTAAAAGGAACTGAACTTTTTTCCTTTACATTATTAAATAATTGTGTTATAGTATTATCTTGATAATCACCCCACTTAGCACAAATTATTCTATTCATTAAATTTTCCTATAACAAAAAAACAGTCTTCTCTTTCAGCTTCATATAGTATCTCATCAAATTTTGGAAGAGTGTTTTTAAATTCTTTTAAATTATCACAAAAATTAATGTGACCTCTTTCATAAAGTCTTGTACCACTAAATGCATATACTGGTTGAGTTTCTGAAACACTAGTTTTAAATGAATCTCTATCCCAAGATGCTGCCATATCAAAAGTATTCTCACAAGATAAGTTTACTAATAAGTCTGGATTTACTATAAATTGTTTATCAATAGTTATATCTAAAGTTCTTTGGTTTAATTCAATATTATCTTTTTTTAAATAATCTAAAGTAGCCCAATTAATATGTTTTACATTTTCATCTAGGTTATAAAGAAAAACATGTTCGGCTTTAAGTTGTTTCCAAAACATTCCTTGGAAATGCTGATAACCACTGTTCAATACACCAATCTTCTTAAACTCCATACCCAATTTTTCTAACTCACCATAACACCAAATGGCTCTTTGCATGATTCTTGGTGATAAACTTTTTAAAAATTCTTCTCTTAAAAATTGATACTTACCGTCTAACCTAAAAAAACCGTTTTTTAATGATTCAAATAAACTAGCATCTTCTTCTTTTATGACAAGCATAATATTTCATCCTTTTCTTTTTGTGTCATACCCGCAAGGGATCTAATTATAGTATCATCTGTTAGTACTTTATTGTCATTAGTATTAACAATATCAGGAGGATATGTATTAAACCAATTACGATTTGTATCATTGTAGGTCCAAGGTCCAAATCTATGATGTAACCAATTGTCTATCATTCCATACTGATAAAAATTTTTGTATACAATATCTGATCTTTTAAATTCATTAATAATCTTTCTATTTTGTCCTGGCTTCCAAACCAGAACTGAACTATTATAATATGGACAGCTTCTGTATCTGTATAATCTTTGCCACATACCATTCTCATCCATATCATAACTTCGAGCTATCCAAGGTTTATCATTGTTGAGTTCGAAAAAATATGCTAGATCTTTTAGTATTATTGAATCTAAATCCAAATATAAAATAGTATCATCATCTTCAAAATAATCCCAATCATATCTAAACATTAAAAATTTTCTAAAATGACACATCCCACCAGCATCTTCTCTTAGTATAGATTGTGTTTCCTCTGTTATAGAAGATTCTGGATCACCATCGCCTCTATATGTTTGATTTTGTACGTATTGTAAATGATTAAAATCATCACCGACATGACATTGTCTCATTGTCATGAATTCAAAAGGAACTGAGCAATTTTTATTTACTTGATCAAATAATCTATCAATGTGTTGTTGCGTGTATCTTTCACCCCATTGAAGGTAAACAATATAATTAGCCATTTACAGACCTTTCATGATCTGCTAATATTGAGATAACTTCAAATATTGTTTTTGCACTTTGAATATTCTTTTTATCTTCTTTTGTCGTTGCTATTTTTAATGCTTGAACTTTAAAAGGAAAAACATATTTTATATTAGTATTATTTTCTGTTATAAAATTCATTACACCTTCTGAGGTTTCAAGTGGGCTTTTTTCTTTGGCTTGAGTTTCCTCTTGAGGTCTCATACCTTCGTCCCATTTCTTTTCTATTTCTTCAAGGTCAATTAATTTTAGTAAAGCTTCAAACTCTGGATGACCCCATGCGTTATCTACATAGTGATTAACGAATTCATCGCCTTCTTTATAAATTACTTGTATTACCGATTTTGAAGGGTCAACAAAGTTTGCAGTTACGAAACTTTTTGAGAATAATGCCATAATATAAATCCCATTTTATTCTTTTGTTATTTTAAGAGCGTAATCCCTTTTTATTCTAAGTGAGTTTGTTGAATCCGAAGTATCACTAAAAGGAACATATCCAACATATCCATACGCAGCACCAGAATCACCAGGCCTTTGTATAAATTTTTCTGCGTCATAAAACTTATCAACAGCAAGCGTTCCTACTCTACTTCCACTAGGTGCTGGAGAATAACTTGAATCAATATGATATCGTATTTTATAACCATTCACATCTCGAGAAACATATCTTATTCCTCGCCATAACATATCATCAATAGAATTACTATCCATTTCTTGAATTGTACCATGATTACTTATATCACCAATAAGAAGAGGTCTTACAAGTCTATCACCGGGTGATATAGAAGAGTCCGACTGAATTTTATGTAAGTAATAATTTTGCTCAATTCTTGGCTGGTCTAATGGTTCTATAAATTCACCTGCGCTGTCTTTAGTATTAAATTTTGTTACATCTGCTGTAGTATCGGTAAATACAGGACTTGAATTTATCAAAGTTGAAGTAGGAGTGTTTGTCGTTTTTAAATAGTAGATCCCTTGTGTTGAGTCACCTATGTTACCAGTTGTAATTATATCTATCGCAGGCTTTATTATGGTATCATAAAAATCAGTTTCTGTCATTGCTCTTATGCCTTCAGGCTGACCATCAAGTGCACTGTCAAAAAATACAGGATATTTCATGAGATTACTATCAGCCATTCTCATCATAAAATGAGAATCATACTGAAGATCCATGTGTCTGAAATTTGTTTCGATAAGAGTAGTTGATGTTGCATCAGCCGAATCACCTACATCAAGATCTATAAAATTAGTAGATACTCTTCTTGTATCACGAAGAGTTCCAAGGTTACCACCATTTGAAACATAACCTACTTGAACTGAACTTTGTCTTCCATGATTAACGATTGCTCTTAAACGTAATTTATGAATATCATCGTCTGACATTTCTTTAAGATTGTCATTTTCAATTTTAAGAGGTCTTCGAAAAGCCATTGTTATACTCCTGAATCAGTATAACCAAAAATCCTTTTAACTACATTTCCATCAGATCTCAATATAGCTAAGCTTGCTGTTCTTATTAAACCAGTATTATTAATCGCAGCAATATCAGAATCATTACTAGTTATTTGTGCTTGTAAATTTGAAAGATCAGAATCTGCAAGTTGTAAAGCAGCAATATCAGAATCATTATTTAATATTTGTTGAAGAAGGCTTGTTCCACCGCCACCATTAAATCCAATAAATGTTTGTAGATCTAAAATGTCTGAATCATTTCCATGAATAGCTCCTGTACTCGAATCAATTTTTGCGTTTAAATGATTAATAGCTTGAACTAAATCTGAATCAGGTAGTGATGCCGCAAGACTGTCCAAATCTCCAACATTGAATGAAATTAGGTTTGTCTTAACTCTAAAAGCGTTTAATGTATCGCTTAAATCTACAAAAGTCTTTCTAGCCATCGTTGTTCATCTTTTCTAATAGTTGTTTCATCATCTCTTTTAACTCACTTACATCATTTTTCAATTGAACAAGTTCTTCTTCTTTTTCAATTCTTTTTTCTTTTATTTCTTTTGCTTTTTCTACGTCTTCAACATTATTATTTAAAACTGCACCAGTTTCTTCGTCTTTTACTAAATTTGAATTGTTATTAACTTTAACTAGTTTCATTTTATACTCCTAACGCAATTGCTCTTAAGTCTTTTATTATAGGAACTTTACTTGAATTAGTTGACTTAAATACAATTTTTAATTGGAAAGTTGTAAATGGTACTAACGTTCCACCATCGCCTCCTATTAAATATCTATACTCTCTAAATACTGATCTATTTTCGTCACTTGGTACTAGAGCTTCTTTTGTAGCTAAGTTCCATTTTATTGTTGAAAGTATTTGATCCTCTGATATTGTCTTGTAATATAAATCAAAATCAGCAACGGAAGGTCTATTTGCACTTAATAATACTTTCAATCCTACAGCATCTGTAAGTAATGATATTGGTTTAGTAATGTGTTTAGATAGATGACTACCTGAATTTTTATCTGTTTCATCGACGAAATCTATTGGTGTATTAAAACCAGCCCCTGCAGCATATTGAGTTTGCTTATCAATTCTATTACCTATCAATATTAAAGAAGATCTTTGTAAATCCACAATTGGTGATACAAAATCATTTGATGTTGATAATGATAATTTTACTTGAGCTGATTTAGCTCCTTTTACTCTATGCGTAACTTTTCTTGGTGCCTCTAAATAATTACTTTGTTTTATAACAATGTCTGAGTAACTAGTATCTTTTACATACGCAGTTTCAGATCCTGCATATGATTTAGCAGTTGTTTGTTTTATCTGTGCAGAGACAGCCGTATTTTGTGGTGTAAGGGTTTCAATATATGGATTGATTAAATCATATTCTAGATTTTGAGTTGCTGTAACGTCAAGTCCACCTCCTGAAGTTGTGGAATTTGCAGTTCCAGAACCTGCATATGTATAACCAGTTCCATCTATTTGTGTTATTGTTTTATCACCATCAGTTGCTAATCCTCCTATAGTACCTCCACCAGCTATTGTTACAACATCGCCTACTTCATGGCCATGATTTGGATGAAGAACAGTTATGGTATTCGAATCTAATGAAGTTGATATTGGATTGTTTCCTAAAAGCTTAAGAGGAACATCAGCATTATTTAAAATAGCAGTATTAGATCCACCTGTGTTAAACTTACATCTATTAATTTTAAATTTTAAATCTTTATTATAAACAGGTTCCCATTTGTAAGAATTTTGTGGTAAAAATAATGCACCAACCTCTGTTTGCTTTGATATTCTTTGAACAGTAGAACCTAAATTTAAATCTCCTGTTTGAGCTGCCCATAGTTTATAAGTCTTACTGTCTGACTGAACAACGATAACATATTCTGTAAATGAATCAAGAAAGATAGGCTCATCGAATTCAAAAGTAGTTGACGTTGCAGCGTCATCCGATATATTAACAGCGGTTGATGAAAGATATTTTGTTGATCCTGGAACTATAACTTCTCTTGATGGTGAACCATTTACTACAGGAACTATTTGAATCCATACTGGAAGATCAGCGTCTTTTGATTTAAAATAGAGTTCTATTGATGAAACAAAAACTCCAGTTTCATTGTTAACAAAAAATGATTGAGCTAAAGGATCAATGCGTCCTCTAGTATCAGTAGAACCGATCACTTTATCAGAAAGTACGTTTTTATCTGTTCCACTAACGGCAATATGCCTGGTTGTAACAATTCCAGTTCTATTTTTTTCTATTGCTCCACTTGAATTAAACAATGCTGCGGCTTTTGTTGACGCATTTGTTTCATCAGATGTAGTTATATCAAGAAGTTTAAATTCTCTTGCACCAGATCTAAAGCTTATTGATGGAGTGTTTGGTATAAAAAATGATCCAGATACTCTTCCCTCACCATCAGTTACAAGATTTGTACTTCCTGATGGATGTGCTGTTGCGTACTCTTGGGTATTTCCAAATTCACTACCATCAGAATCTTGTGCATGAAATGTAAATGGTTCTTCTCTGCAGAATGCTGAAACATCAACGTTATCAAAATATGGAAATACTCTTGTATTTGGTCTTAGTCCAATAGCATCAAATTTTATTAACCTTGATCGCATAAATGGAACTATTGCAACATCAACGATTCTTTCATCTACAGACTTTCTTATGGTTTCTGAAGAAACAACTCTGTTAACAATAGTTTTTTCTACATTTTCTAGTCCTCTCGTTAAGAAAGCTCCTGTTCTTTCGCTAAATGATCTTGTATCTATTTCTGAAGCACCATCTTCTGTTACATCAAGTCCATTAGCATCGGTTCCTATCCAATTCCATTCCCAACTATTCCATAATTCATTTTGATCGTTTGAAAGCTTTGTACCACCTGATATTGCCTTAGTACCAACACCTTCTTCTTTCCATTCATCAGAAGATGGAGAAAGTGTTATATTACCATTAAATTGAAATGTATCAAATGAATTTACATCTAAAGTTATTGATGCTTGATCTTGAGAAATGTATGATGAATCTGTAAAAGAGACATATATATTATCACCTTTTCTTATAACACCTGATGTATCAGTGTCAGTCGAATCAAATACTAAACCAATATTGTTTTCAAAAAAGCCAGGATGTAATGTATGATCTTTTGGATCTACTGAAGCTCTATATTCTGTATTGGAAATATCAGAATGAAAATGATCGATAAAATTATCTACAACAAATCCAGCTTTTATTCTTTCATTTCCGGCAGAATCAACAATGGATAATTTATTTGTATCTATTTCTAATAAACTTAAGCTATGAAGTTCTTCTAACTTTTCAACTCTTTTTTCAATCTTTCCAATATCCTTCATCGTATAGCCTTGTTTACTAACTTGATCATATGCAACATCAGTTGCATCTAAAGTGTTAGCTCCCATTTTAACTCTGTAAAGTTCCATAGTGTTTGCTGGAGTATCTGGAAATTTTGGAACTATTGCTGATGCACCTTGTATTACTTTAAGATCACCAGTTTCAGATATTACTATTTTATCATTTCTTGGCATGTAATATGAATTATCAGCTGTTATTACATCTGTATTCTTTGGAAGTTCTATAACTCTTGCACCAGATCCAGTGAATGCACCACTTACATCTTTGACTGATCTAAAATCTAAAACATCTCTTAGATTAAAAGTCTTACCTGTCTTTGAAGTAAATGACGGAATTGTTTTATATGGAATAGTACTGTAAGAATTTGCTGAAAAGAAATCACCAGTTGTTGTATGAGTAAAATGCTGTACAGTTGCAACAACCGTTCCTGGACTAGTAAAATTGCTTTTAAGTATTACTCTTCCTTGTCCATAGTAACCATCTCTTTGACCATTGTCTAGATCAAACATGTGCGAAACATCTGTACCACCGGCGCTATCAGCTTTAATAGACGTTATGCCTACAATATCTGTTGCATCAAGAGTTAAAGCAGTAATTCCATTTCCTAATCCATCACTATCAGCCGCTAAAGCTCCAGTCTTCGTATGATTTGCTAAAGCTTTAGTTTTAGGTGCGGCTTGAGCTTTTTGAACATAAACTAAAACAGATACTGCCGTAGAATTAACACCTGTAGCTATTGTGGAGGATGTAGTAGCATTACCAGTTATTGATGATGGTGTAATTTTAGCACCAGTATCGTTTCTATATACTAACCAGTCACTTGTATTAACAAACGTTTCACCTGGTGCTGTAACAGAGATACCTAAGTTTCCTGAACCATCTGTCGTTCCAGAAAATTTTCTTTGTGCAACAAAAGATATATCGGCAATACCTGAAGGTCTTGTTCTTGGAAGTGAAAAGAATAATCCTTCTTTATCAGCTTCAAAAAGTTCAGCAACGAGCGTATTATTGACTAATCCAAGTTTCAATGTTGAGACGTTAGTGGCTGAAGTTCCTATAACTCTAGCTGTTCTAAACTTATTATTACCAGTCATCTGTATATCAAACAGATAAATTTTAAATGTTCCATCGCTTAAAGCTTCTACAGATCTAATTCTACACGATCCAATTGCCGTTCCAGACAAATTACTCGCATCTGTCGCAATTGTTTGAGTAGAAAATTGTGTAATATCAGCCGCACCTTTTATTTCAGTTGCAATTACAAAGTTTCCATATTCTGAAGATATAGGCTCATTGTTAAATGTTGTTGTACTTGTTGATCTTGGTACATCAACAAATGTAGGTGTTGGATTATTAACTCTATAACCATTAACATAAGCTGTTCCTTCACTTATTGTTAACTTAAGGTTTGCTGCGGATGCTGAATCGTAAGAAACAGTAAATGGTCTTATAATATAATTACCAGATTCTTCTTTTGTTCTTTGAGCAATTATATCATTTATTTTTCCATACTGATTTTGTCCTATTGCTACATCTATGATTTTTGAATTTTCTATTTTTCCAATAGGTACAAATGTATCAGTTGCAGTCGTGTCATCTTTAGTTGTAAGTATTAATCTGATTCTGTATCTATCAGCTCCAGGTGCGGTTTGATTTGGAACCGAACCTTGATTATCATACAATGATACGTCATCATCTACAGTTACAATGTCTTGTACAACTTTAAATCCTATTACAATGCTTTTATCTCTGCTATATTTTGAAATAATTATTGATTGAGCAGGAGCATTTACAAAAATTCCTTGTACAAAAAAGTCTCCAGATCCAGTACTTACTCTAACTCCAGCACCAATCGCCGGATTTGCTGCTGTGTTAACAGTTTGAACTGTCATATTTACACTTAAATTATCAGCATCAATTTGCTCACCTGGTGTTAATCTTATAGGAGTTGTACCAGATGTTCCTGAAGAACTATTGGTGTATCTAACATATAACGTGTTAGGATCAGAACCTGAACTTGCAACGGTTTCTAAAACTCTTATTTGAACATTTGATGTTTGTCCAGTAAACGTTTCACCAACAATATTTGCTGGAAAGTTAGCATCTGTTATTTTTACAAACTCATAATTGTCATTTATTACAAGTCCACCAGAATTTACAGCAGCACCATCTTTAAAAAGATTACGTCCAAATCTTTCAACCTCTTTTTGTATTATTGTTTGAAGTTGCGTAAGTTCTCTTGCCTGCAACGCTCTTCTTGGATTGAATAGTATTCTATGAAATCCGTCACTATCCGCATAATCATCTTTGTAGCGCGAGTTAAAAATGTTTTCTGTAAATGTAATAGGCATGAACTAACCTTTATAATTGTATAATAATTTTTATGTCTTCAGACTGAGTTGCAGATCTCTCAATCGCGCCTCTATTATTTAGATATAGCAACTGATGCGAATGTGGTTCTACTTCACCTTTAATAAGTGGAGTACCAATAACACCATTACCTGTTCCATTGCTTTCTGTAAGTGTTTCACCAGCTGAAAAAGAATCAAATCCAGTTTCTGGAGTTTGATGAAAGAAAATTAAATTGGAATCTACTTTATCTATAAAGGCTTTAGCACCTGAAGTCGCACCTACTATTTTCTTATCAGCTGAAAATACTTGACTTGTCGCCGATAAGGTCATGTGATTTAAAACTAAACCAGTAAGAGCGGTAAAAGTAGAATCACTTCCAATCTTTTTAGCATGACTCAAAATACCAATTTGTCTGAAATCATTGCCTAAAATAAAATCACTATCAGCTCCTTCAACTTTAGAGTGAAGTACTAATGCGCTAGTTTTAAGATCTAATTTAGAATTCTTACCAAATCCTTCAGCAGGTCCTATAATTGCACGAGCTTTTGCTCCGGATCCACCACCGCCAATTATGTCAACTGTAGCTTTTGTATAACCAGCCGCGTATTTTAACGTAGATGAATCAGCATCAAATTCTATTTTAGTAACTACTCCACCATTGATAGTTGCGGTTAAAGAAAAGTTACTGTCACCATCACCTCTTATAAAAACATTAGGAGCTGATGTGTAGCCAGTACCACCATTTTCTACTACTACTGATGTTATTCTTCTAGGATCAGCAGTATTTTGTATTTCTTCTTGTTTTAATTCTATCCCTGTAGAGTTTGAATCTGTAGAAGTTACAACTTTAGTTGGCATGAATCCAGCAGTCATAAACCTTCTTGCTTCAATCTCACTAATTGTATACAAAAATTTCCAAACATATCCATCGGCTGTTACAAAAGGATCGTTATTAGATCCTGTAGGTTGAACTGTAGAAGGAACCAATTGACCTGCTGCATTCCTTCCAGATCTTAAACATATATACACACTAAAATTTTCAGTTAATACATAGAATGAATTAGTACCATATCCTGATGTTTTATCGTCCCATTGATGATATATTGTTCCATTAGTCCAATTGACTCGAGGTACAACAGTCGATACGGCTGAAATTCTTTTTATTGATTGTAGACTATAATTAAAATTTCTTTCATCATTTAAGCTTGCAAGAGGTGCAGGTGGAGTATCAGTACTATCCCATTGCTCAGATCTTGCAAACCCGATGTAAGCAGGATTTGTAGTATCCTCAAATATCTTAACTATATCATCGACTATTTTTAATTTTAATCTGTCAGTTAATATAGCGGCCATATCGTTTTCCCATTAGTTTTTTGTTTATTTATATCTTTTTTCAGTGAGAATCATAGGTAGCTTCGTCAAATCTTTCAATTGTATTTGACATTCTAATTGTAGCACCATCAACAGAATCTCTATCAAATTTTGGACTACTCGCCTTTCCTATTTCAAATAAAGATGCATACGTTGTATCTAAACTATCCACTGAAAAGTCTTTATATTTTCTTATCGTCTCATCTGGATCCAATCTTACATTGAATACGGTATTACTTCCTGGATCATGTGAAGTATAACTTATTGTTGAATCATTTAAACCAAAGGCTGGAGTTCGAAGTGCGGTGTATGTTCCATCGGTAGTTGGAAAATTGACTTCACGTCCAGCACCGTCTAGTATGTATGATGTCGCACCCATTAACTCCATAATAGTTGTATCAGCAAAAGGATTGGCAATTACACCAGTTATTTCATCAAATACAAGTAGTGGAAGATCAGCACCTTTAGTTGAATCAAATATCGCGCCAAGAGCACTAAACGTACTTACATTCTGTGCAGTTATCAATACTTCATTCGATAAAAAGAATCCTACTGGATGTACAAACTTTTTATATAACTCACCCCATCTATTAAATGACAAGGGTGATTTTATCATGATTGACAATATTTGAAATGCTTCTCCATCTTGTAATACACTAACACTATGAGATCCTATCTCATGCGAAGAATCATTTAGAGTAAATATATCTGTTTTAGGATATGATACTTCAATATCTTCACCAAAAAATCCTCTAAAGAAACCTTCAGCTGAATACTTGGATCCTTTTACTCTAAAGAATCTTGCAAAGTTTCTTAATATTTCTCTAGGTTTTTTAAAGAAATCTTGAGACATTCCTAAAGCATATTCTTTAAACATATTATCTAAATGTAAAAGTGAGGAAGCCTCAATATCTCTTATGGTGTATAAATCATTTATCATATCACCAAAGTTATCTGCGCTGTCTAAGAAATCATAATAACCTTCTAAAAAAGTTATTATATTAGGATACTCACTTGCAAAATATTCAGGAAGAACTTCTCTTACAAGATTCCTTTTAAAGCTTATTTCTAAGCGATCATAATCTGTTAAAGTTTGTTGAGCCATTATAGCGCTACTCTTACATCTTCCCTATCTATTATAGCTCCGACTGTAAACTTATCTTCATCTATTTCAAAAGTAAAGTTTCTCAAAGCCTTGACTGTTGTTTGATCTGCGGGTGTTGCAGAAAATTTAATAAAATTATCTCCACTAAGAATAGTGGTAGGTGTAAAATTATCTAATTTTATTTCGCCTGAAGAACTACTGTATGATCCTATATTACCAACTACAACCGCATTATTATCTGAAACATCTACAATTTGTAAAACATTAGTTCCTAATTGATTTACAATTTTACAAATTCCATCAGCTTCACTGTGTTCGAAAAGTGATGATTCAACTATATGATTAACATCATCTGGTATAGCTAATTTAACAGGATAAACTATTGAATAACTTCCTGCAGCATTTAACACGGGTTCTAGTCTCATTTGTAACTTTATTGTCATTGAAGAATTTAGCACGGCAGCGCTTAACTCGTCTATATCAGTAAGAGCATTCGATCTTCTAAATGTTTTTCCAAAACCACTAATTGTTGCAAAATAATCTCGTACACCTTGACGGGCTCTATCTTCTAATGCAGTACTTGTTGAACCTGTTAAATCTGGATTAAAGGCAAATGATACAATCATCTCTATTCTACACACAGCTGGATCAACAAACTCAGGAGTTATTGACATAACTGAAAGATTGTCAGAAAAATTTTCTTTAATTTGATTTCTTATTATTGCCTTTGATGATTCAGTTAATCCATCATTGAATGTCAGACTTATATATGCTTTTCCGTAATCAACTGGAATATTGTCTTCACCACCCCAGACCGAAACGTCTGATACTGTTGGAAAATTAGCAGCAATTGTAGCTCTATAATCTTCAGAAGTAACAAGTCTTTGTTGTGTTGCAAAAGCTGAAGGTGCTAATTGTCTTATTGATTCTATGGATTGTTTTTCTCCGCCACCTACAGATGTTGTTGTAGGAACAATATTAAGCGAATAATTAGCAGCATTGATTTGATATACGATTGAAGTTGTGAATTGTTTACAATCATTTGCTAATGGACCGTTTGATCTTAAGTAAGTTACTACTATCTTACTTCCAGATTCTGGAGCCTTTCCAAATGTAACTCCATCTCCAAAGTTTAATTCATATCCACCATTAGGAGTTTCTCTTAAAGTGTAATAAGTAGAATTAGAATCTACTTTTATTGCTTTTTCTAATGGTGTAAATTCTACAAATGCTGTTGATGTAGTATCTGGAAATACTCTTACTACTGCAGTTGTCGTATCAATATTTTCATCTGGTATAACATATATTTGTCTATCAGTTTTTTCTCCTACAAAAAATGTTTTTGTTTGAATAGATCCTTCAAAAGCAGTAACTGTAGCGACACCATCAGCATCTTTGAATGTATATAATCCAGCACCATCATCTGTCGCTGTATAAACTTCTTGAGTCAAAAAAGAAAAAGTTCCCTCTTCATTGAATCCACTTATAACTGAATTAATTGGTAACGTATATGAAGAGGCTCTACCTACAACACCATTTAAATTTAAAGTTGCTGTAAATTTTGCTTGTGCCGAAGTCCTAGATCTTATGTTAAAACCTAATGATTCAGCATGAGAAACTAAAGATGATCTTAACTGAGCAGTGTGTAAAAAAGCTTCATTTAAAGCCATATTTGCAACTATACCATTAAAGTGTGTATTATACGCTAAAACATCTAAAAGATTTGACAAGCCAGATCCTTCAAAATCATAATCAGCAAATTCACTTTTTGCTGCTAAGTACGTTTTAAGCTTTTCTTTTATATCTGTAAAATCTAAAGCTGTAGATGTAATATTTGTTGCCATTATCTTAACCTTGCTATTGTTGTTTCTATTACCTCTGTTTGATTTAAGTTAACAACTTGAAACTCTATTCTGACAGAAATAGAATTTACATCAGGCTGATAATTAATAACAACGTCTTGAACTCTTGCTCTAGGCTCATAAGCTAAAAGAGCTTCTTCAATATCATCTTTAAGATCTTCTCTTATATCATTATCAGCTAATTCGAAAAGTTGTGCTGTAACATTTCCACCAAACAAAGGATTAAATGGTTTTTCAAAATGATTTGTCATTATAATATTTTTTACAGACTGTTTTACAGCTGCCGCGTCTATTTTTTTAAAAATATCTCCCGTTTCTCCAGATACAGTGCTTCTTTTTGGAGTGAACAGCAAATCAATATCAGAGTTCTTTCTTATTGACGAACCAATAATAGATGAACTTTGATTACCATCTTCTTTAGAAACTGCGCTTGTTACCATTTAAATATCCTTTGGTCTATTTATATCACTCTTCTAATATTTCCATCAAATCAGAATTACTTTGGACATCACCATTAAACGATGTACCAATATTCATAGAAAATGATGCATTAAATGAAGACGGCATTTTTGGAATCTCAACTAATAATTGTCCATGTAAACTACCGCTTGGATCATAAGTGTCATAACTTAATTCTAACTTATCATAATTAAAAGTGTCTTTTAATATTTCAGCAAAATCAAAAAGTTTATCTAAAGCAATAGTTCCATCTGTTGAATATACTTCATAAGCTACAGCCTGTCCTGTTTCAGCTAACTTATTAAAAGCACTAGTAGTTTCTCCAGGACCTTTTACATATATTCCTTCTGCAACCACTATATTGTATTTCTTTAGTGCTCCTATTGAATAAAAACTTTTTATTACCTGAGCTTGAACATATAAGTTTCTGGCAAGTTGTTTTCTATCATTAGTATTTGTTATATGGTTTAAATTTACTTTTGATCCTACACCACCAGTAAATTTTGATATTGTAACTCCTTTTGCTAATGGTGTGTTAACAGTTATGAAAGACTGATTTTCAGGATTAAATTGTGCTTCAACTGGAAAAGTATATGATCGTGGTTTTGCAGATGCATCAGAAGGTTTATACTTATTTTTAATCAGTGATATACCTTCAGATCCGATAATATCTTGTCCTATTCTTGCTGTTGTTTGTTTTCCTCTAACCCTTCCAATCTTTCCCGGAACAGTATTAGTTGAACTACCAGATAGCAATCCACTGCCCATTCTGTCTCCAATAAATTCAATATTAGTTTTATTACTGGTATCTTTTAACTTTGATCTTATTTCTCCTGTATTTAAACTTCTATCAGTAATTCCACCACTAGTTACAGTCTTATCATAAAAGTTTTTGATTTCATCTTTTGAATCTATTTCTACATCCTTGACACCCATTTCAGTTTTGTTTAAAAGATTTGACATATCTCCCGCAGTTGCTTTATGAGTATCTGTATCATCATTTTGCGTGTTATCAATATTGACAGGCGGAATTTGAACTATACCAATACCACCAGAAACAGAAGATTTAACAGAATCTTTTGCTGTTCCATTTAAAGAACCATGAAATGTAGTTGCATATGAAGCATTAGTTGTTGTTGTTTTAGCGTGCAAAGTATTTCCTAAGTACATATTTTTAGCATATGAAATAATATTTTCTCCACCAAAAGTTCCTGATGCTCCAACAACTGACATGTTTGTGGCTCCTAAGTTCATTTTTGGTGTGGTCATACTGATTTCTTTTTCAGCCGATGTTAACATTGCATCACCATAATTAAAATCGGCTTTTCCTTGGACAAATTGTTGGATCTTACCTTTTATTATATTATGTACATTACCTAGTTGTGTATATGTTGCTTGACCTAATATTCTCACATCTTTAGATTTTTGAACTACTTCAGACATTATTCCTACGACTTTAGTTTTAAAAGATTGCACTACTTCTAAAATATAATTTCCATTAACATTTACGTTATAATCACCGCCTACAGTTAGGTTGTAATCTCCAGATACATTCATGTTTAAGTTTCCATAATATGAGATATTACCGTCACCTTCAACAGCCATTCTCATATCGCCATCAACTATTTCAACTCTATTACTTTTGGCATTTACCACAATAGTACCGTCTGGCCTTATATCAATACCAGCACCTGTGTTATGTTTTATTAATATTCTTTCTCCGCCTGGAGTATCATTTATTTCAATAATATGGCCGGATACTGATTCATTAGTTGAAGCCATAGGATATTGCGTAGTTACTCTTTGACTGGCGCTAGTGTTGACATTGGGTATACCATTTCTTGCATCGAGTTCGTTAACACCTTCACCTCTTGCAACTTTATTTAAAGATGATTGGCCATGATAGTCTGTTTTTGGATATAATCCACTAGGATCAGCAAAAGCATCCTGACCCTTACCTTCTCCTAAAACATTAGCCTCGCCTTGTTTCTTTATACGATCTTCGAGATCGTTATTTACCTCGGTCATCCTATATTTTCTCCTTGTGTGGTTTCAGCAAGAATGCTCGCTATTTGTGTAGGACTTGCTGGACCTTGATTTGGATTTATGACATTTGATCTATTAAATTTTGCTTGAATATAACCATTGAGATCAAAACCTGGATCAGGTTTATTTGGATCAAAATCCATGTGACCAAATACTTGTCCGCCTGGAAATACCATAAAAAAAGCTTTTAAATATTGTTCTAGAGCTTTAAACTGCGCAGGTGTAATTGAATCAGCACTTATAAATCTATTAGGACTTCTTGTACCAGATGGACAGTTATATCCAGCGACGAATGCCACTCCTATACTAAATTTATTGTGACCTGCAGCTTTTGCATGAGCTCCTCTAATATTAACAGGTCTTCCTCTTTCTATATCACCATTTCTTTTAATTATATAGTGATAACTACATCCATTGAAACCTCTATTAACTCCTATCTTATGAATATCTCTAGCACCAATATGACCTTGATCGTTAAAATGTGCTGTCCAATGAACAATAGTTTCAGTTATTTCTCTTGTTACGGATTTAAATTCTGCTGCAAGTTCTTCAACGCTATGAACTCTTTCAAAAGTATATGATTGTGAAGTGCTTGAACCAGACCAATCATTTCCTATTGTTGCAAGATCTTTTGTTTGCCTTGTAGGCAATTTTGCACCTTTTGGTAGTACAGATACTGAATTAAACATTGATGAATTAACATTAGTTACTTGATTTTCGACTTCTGATATATTTAACGTTACGCCTTTTCTTTTTGCTGCATTGCTTATAATATCAATCACTTCACTATTTTTTCCGTCAAGTATTAAATCAACTGACTTGTCAACTTCATCTTCAGATAAGCTATCTTTTGAAACATTCTTTAAGAATTCTTCAAGATAATTTTGAGTTGATAGTGTTGCTCTTTGAGTTACACCAGCATTTTTATTACCCAGTATATCACTTGTTGCTTTTGATATGTTCGTAGTTGATAATCTAATTCCAGAAGTAGCACCACTTATTTGACTCTTATAGTCCTGAGTAGGTGACATGGCTCCAGTTCCTTCAGCAACAAATGCCCTTAGATTACTTGGACTAAATTGCTCTAAATAATCTGGAGTTGGATTTTCTTCTCTTAAGGCAAAAAAATTATTTTTTATTGCTTGTGGTGTACCTAAAATAATTTTTGCTTCCATCCAACCTGCTTTTACGTAGTCACTTGAAAATAATTTGTTAAGTGGTTCAAGTTCGGGAGGTTTTATTTCTTCAACATTTTGAGTATTGTTTTTGTAAATATTTAAATCTTCAACTAAACCAATTGCTGGATTTGAAAGTCCATTAGCTTTGTCAGGATATATATCTGATTGTGTAAGAGCTTTTACACCTCCAATTACTTCATTGATTTCAGACCCTAATATTGTTCCTTGAGTTGCTGAATATTTTAACGCATCTTGATCTATTTGACCGACATTCTTACTAAACTCCCCTATGATTGGAATTCTTTTAAGAGTGGTATTTACTTTATTTAGAGGTACTTTATTAAAATTACTCATGCCACAGCCAACCTTTCAAACTCTTCTTTTGCCTTTAATATTCTTAAGTCAAGAGATGGTGAAGTGTATTTACCATTTACAATTTTATAAGAAGGTCTCTCATAATATCTACATACTGCTAGTGTAGCACCAAAAACAGTTCTTGAATCAGCTATCTTTCCTCCAGCTCTTCTTTCTTTATTTTTCAATTCATGAACAGTCCATTCCAATTGAGCAGGTAAACTCTTGAAATCTAAACTTCTTGCAGATGAAAACTCTTTTAGTCCATCAAGTCTGTCTGCTCTCCATTGAGCAAGACCAAAAGCTGGTTTTCCAACATCATTAGGATTTAATGCTTCTGGATTGTATCTTGATTCAGCAAAAAAGTTTCCTAAGAATCCTACAGCTTGTTCAGGTATAAAACCATTTGAAGTAAAGAAATTAAATATTTTTTCAGCATTATCTCCTCCATCTAATGTTGAATTAATATTATCTAAAGTTTTTCCATCTGTAGGAGTGTTTGATATTACAGGATCTGACGCTTGACTTTTTGATTCTATTTTTCTCTTTATTTCCATCGCAAGATTTTCATATTTTGGATCTTCTCTTTGTATTCCTGAAACACCTTGAACAGTTTCTGTTGTTCCTAAAACAAATGGTATTTGTTTGTGTTGACCATCTAAAAATATTCCAAAAACAAAAGCACCCGGTTGCATGGGAATAAAGGTTCCAAGTCCTGATGTACCACCATCACTTTTCATAACATTTGCCCAAGGAAGATCTGATGTAGGAAGTTCTGTCAAATCATCGCTATGAACTCCAAAAACTCTTACTTGCACACGACCAAGTCTTAAAGGATCAGTATTACTAATAACCTTTCCAACAAACCAACATATATCATTAGGTGCATATTCTGAATATAATAACTTCATACTACGGCTGTTCCCATTGTTTCATTTCCAAGTTTAGCACATGTTAAATTAACATTATAAAAGTTTCCAGAGAATTGATGTCGTGCAGCATATATTAAATATTCTCCAGATTTTTTCTTATCTATCAGATGATCTCGATTAGTTGTATAGTCAGCTGGCATGTTACCAGCAAAAGCCAGACTTATTTTATTCCCTATAGATTGATTATTATTTCTTTTAAAAAAGTTTGCGCCAGGAACAGATATATCTATGCTTTGTTTTAGTAACCACCATCTTAAACTTTTTGACACTATTTTTTGTTCATGTCTATTTTTTTGTCTTCCTTCATGATAACCTTCAACTTCGGTATAATCATTGTATTGTCTTGAAGTTGAGAAATGTGTGATTTCTCTTGTTGTATAATCTTCAATTCTTTTATTATCAAACTCAGCAATAAAGTCATATGTTGGAAATTTTGTAGTTCCTATCAGCACTCCATTATTCATTAGCTTTCTATAAGTATCACTCATTCTATAATCAATTTTAGTATTCTGACCTAGTGTGGTATCAACAAAATTATATTCTGCTGTTGTGTACCCTTTTCTAGCCAGAGATATTGTATCATCTGTATTTGCTACTTCATATTTTAAAATAGTATATGACCCATCGATATAAGAAATAGATTTATCTCTGTTAGTAGGTGTTTGAGCGTTAACAAACGATTGGTGATCATATGCTTGTGAAAAAACAAAATCATTTTCTGCCATTTTATTACGTGTAAGCATTCTATTAAGTTCACTTAGAAATATTGTATCACTAGAAATCGTTGAGTATAAAAAGAAAGGCATGCCTTCATCAGTATATAAACCGTCTTTTATCCAATTAGCCGCCTGAAGCGGCATCATGTTTGGAACTATAACTCTTGTAAGTTTATCTTCAGTTAAATTAAAGGTGTCAGGTTTTTGTGCGGCTAAATTTCTTCCAGTTAAATTAACTAATTTTTCTATTATATCAATTTTTTTACTGGTAAATGATCTCGAAACTCTCATCAAAGAAGACAAATATCCTACATCTTCTATGAGTTTTATTAACATTACTTCACTGGCATCATTATTTTTTGCAGAAAGTCTTACTTCAGTTACCACAAATTGTTTTTTTATTCTAAAATCTGCGTCTTCCTGTGTTGATATTTCTATTGAAACTTTTTCTGTTCCCATAAAATGTATTTCATTAAGCAAATTAATATTAGGATCAGTATCAACCATGACCATTTCAGCTGTCAAAAAGGGCTTATCAATATGTTCGTAAATACTAAACTCAGAAACTATTCTTTCTAAATTATATTCCCTACCTCCAAATCTTTCAGCTGTTACTTTTATTGAATCAAAGTAATAACTAAAAGGCGTTGAGAAATGATCTTTTTTTGGTCTACCATTTGACATATTTAACTCACAGTTGTGATTGGAATCGAGTTACAACTTCACCTATGTTTCCTCTATTAAAAATTTTTATTTTTTTAAGATTCTCATTTTCAGTTTCGTATCTATTTAAGTATGTTATTTCATTAAGTGATGCACCACCTGGTCCTATAAGTGGATCTATATCGACTCTCTCACCTGCTGTTGTTTCATAATGATGTGCTGATAGATATTCTAATGATGTTGAGGTAACAGTAGAACTGTTTGTTACACCATTAATAGTATTGGTAATTACCTCAGCTTGGAATGTATTAGTGTTAGTTGGTTTCACGACAATTTGGCCCAAGTCTAGATTTCTTCTAAGTATTTTTCCAGTAGCTCCAGATGTTGATCCTGTTATAGTTTCACCTACTTGAAATTTTGCTCCTAAATGTTCTCTTATCACTAGAGTTCTGTTAGGGTAACGCTTTTTTACAAGTTCAGTTAGTTCAAAATATGAAAGAGGCCAACCTTGTCTTCTTAACGTGTCGTTTAAGATATAAAATGTCCAATAATATTCAGTGGTTTCATATAGTTTATACGAAAGAACATCAGGCCTTTCACCATCTAATATGTAATAGTTTTCATAAAGAGAAGTTTCGTCTTTTACCTGATCTATTAAGTTAACATATGTTGAAAGATTCTGCACAACATTAACTGTTTTTTCATTTCCAAATAAGTATGGTACAACTTCAAAGTTTTTAAAATACATTAATAACCCTCCTCCACATCATCTCTGTCTAATGTTTGTTCTTCTGTAAAGTTCAAGGTTAAATTTGTTTCTTGAAATTCGCCATTTCTCATAAAGGCCATTGCAGAAGGATTAAAGTCTGTTTGTATAGATCTAAGATAACAAAATTTAAATTTAACACCTACCTCTTTTCTTTGTTCTAAATCTTCATATATCA